ACATAAGTTGTCCTAGTTCATCTAGTTCTTCTGTAGTCACCAGTCCTAGAATGCAGTCGGCAGTGTGCGTAATTCCCATACTCTCAGAAGTATTAGTAAGGTCAACGTCACTATTCCCATAGCCGTCACGATTGAACTGAGACGAAGTAACCACAGCACAATTAAATTCCATTGCAAGTCCACGTACCTCTTCTGCTATTGATTTTACAAGTGTGTAACTATTTGCTGCGGCGGCACCTTTAACACGTGCGGATGCACAGATATTCAAATAGTCTACGAAGATAAGATCAGGTACAAACCCTTTCTTCATTCGCAATTCATTCAACAGGTGTCTGAAGTGACCAGTATGTGCTGATCCTGTAGGATATTCTTTTACAATCAGTTTACCTGTCGTCTTAGATTTGTATCGTCCCATACGTTTCTCAAACACATGACGTGGTGTAGTGGATACTTCATCCAACGTCACATCCATGATGTTCGCATCAATACGACGACCAATCTCTTCCTCTGCCATCTCCATAGTAATATAGAGGACATTGTTACCGTACATCAGTGCATTCGCCGCCATGTGACATTTAAGTAATGACTTACCACCACCAGTCGTGGCGAGTAGTACAGTCATAGACTTACGAGGCAAACCACCTTTGGTGATCTTATTCAGAATATCAATGTCAAAGGGAATGCGTTCTTCTTTTCGGTGATAGTACTCGTACCGATCTTCGCTCTCTTCTAAGAAGTCGTGTCCAACACTTGTGTCGAAACTGATACTGAGAGAGTCAGATAGGAGTTGGGGGATAGAACCTTTATCAAGTCCTTCACCTTCACCTTCAAGAATGTTGATTGACGAACGAATAGAGTTGTACAGATCACGATCTTGACAGAACCTTTCAGTCTCATCAATAAGAAACTGCATGTCTGTTGTGTCATCACGAGAGATACTGGATACTTCAGACTGAGCGTCTTTGTATTGATCCTCGTTCAAGTCTTTACGTTTGTCAATGGAAAGCTTGAGAGCCTCCACGGATGGAGGCTCCTTGTATTGTTCGACATACGTTACAAATGTTTGGAACACTTTACGTAGCGTGATGTCTTCGAAGTAATCTTCCTTCAGATATGGGTATACCTTGCGGTAGTATTCATCATTAAGAAGTAGATTCGATAAGATCGTCTGTTCTATCATTGTGGTGCTCACTGTTTAATTTGTACTTGCGCTCAATATACACGTTAAATGCATCGTTGTCAAGTAGTTTTTCAAAGAATGCATCATCTTTTTCGATATCTTTCAATCGACGACGAGGTTCAATGATTTCTCCTGTGTCTAAGTCTACAAGGTTATACCAACCCTGCGTGGACTTAGCAATGAAACCAGCTTCCAATGCGAGGTCAAACAATGCCGACCACTTCTGGATGCCGCTATCATATAGGACAGTGAATGGAAGTTTAGATTTCTCTTTGACAAATCGTGACTTCTCAATATTGATAGTGAACTTAAATCCTGCGAGATCTGTACCATCCTTCTCTTGCGATTTGGTAATGATAAAGATCTGGTTTGCAGAATAGTAGATCCCTGTACCACCAGACACGATGGCTTTTGGGAACATACCGATCTCTTGGTACACGTGGTTGATTGCAAGTAACGGAATGTTTCTCGCAGTTAACTTAGGCGTAACAATACGGAAGAGAGATTTGAGTGCTTTGGCACGAGACATATCGGCAACTGCCTTCTCGTTCATTGCATCGTCAACTTCTTTCTTCGATGCGAGGTTACCAACCGAATCGATCATGACGAACACATTGTCATCTTTCTCAATCTGATCTAACCTCTTAGTAATATCGAACTTAAGTTCTTCGACATTCTCTACTGGGATATGGATCACACGATCCGTATCGATGTTGTAACTTTCTAGATATTCTGGTGTGATACCATATTCAGAGTCATACAATAGTGCAACTCCGTCTGCGAATTTATCTAGATAGGCTTTCATGCAGTACAAAGACAGTAAAGTCTTAAATGACTTTGATTGTCCTGCAACCACAGTTAAGCCTGGGATTAGTCCACCCTTCAATGACCCACTAAATGCAATGTTAACGATGGGAAGTTCCGTTTGAATAGGATTCTTCTCTTCGAAAAAACTGGACTTACTGAGGATTGACGAGGACTTCACTGCTCCTGATTTGAGCATCTTGTCTAAAAGACTCATTATTTAATTTCCCTCTGCGATTTGCGCCAACTTTGCTTTGTAACTTTCGATCTTTTCTACACGATCAGGCCAGAAGATTGTACTCTTCTCTGGTGATTTGCATAGGTTGTCAAGGAAAGGAACAACTGATTGATACAGTTTCTCCAAACTTGCTTCCAATGCGATCTTCTCATTAGTGAGATCACTGAGTTGCCCTTCGAGATCGTCTGCGGCAGCTTTAGTAGCTACCGCAGTTTCTTTTACTGCTTCAATCTCATCATCGATGAAACTGAAACCAAAGTCGAAATCGATTATATCAGATGTCGATTTGTTCATACCGTCTTAACCTTTTGCAAGTTCCTTGAAGATTGATAGATCGTCGTCATCATCTACATCAGAAGTCGGTGCAGGGGCGGATTTAAAAGGTATGTCATCCGACTGTACCTGTGCCGCTACTGGCGCTTTTGGTGTATAAGACGTGCTCAAGTCTAAACCATCGTCGTCATCGTCATACGAACTAGACGCTGTTGGACCTGCATCTTCACCAAGATCTAACACTCTATATAGTTTTGTTTTCAAATCTGAATAAGACTTGAAGTTCTTGGCATCAAGAAGTTCTTGTAAAGAATGTTGTTGGTTGTAGATGGTTTCCAACTCATCATCATCTGTGGCCATTGCTGATGGCGCATCAAATTCTGACTTGTCGTAGTTTGGATAACCTTCGAACTGACGGATCTTCAGACGGAAGTTTGCACCTTCCCAGAAGTCGAATGGGTTCACTGGTGATTCGTCTTCGAACGTTGGGTTCATCAAGTCATTCAACTTGTCGAAGATCTTCTTACCGTATTGGTACATGAACACCTTACCTTCGTTCTCAGGATTTGCACCATCCTTGATCACTAAGATATTTGAAATGTACTTCAGTCGACGTTTCTGTTTACGTGCTTGCTCTTTATCAGAGTCGATACCTGAGTTCCAGAGTTTGGAATTGTACTCTGACACTGGATCATCTTGATTCAATGTAGTCAGAGAGTTTTCGATATACCATTGACCTGATGGTCCTTGGAAACCGTGATCCCAGATGCGTACAAATGGCATCTCTTCACCTGCAGGTTCAGGCAAGAAGCGAATGATTGCAAAACCATTACCCGCTTTGTCACGAGTTGGTTTCCAAAACTTTCCTTCATTAGGATCTGAATATGATTTTGTGGAAATTTTATCTAGCTGGGCATTCAACTTATCAAGTGATGACGTGCGAGATTTCTTAAGTGCTGCGAATGACATATATTGTCTCCTTTGTATAGCAGTGTATTACGTTATATTGCGATGTATTAGATGTCAAAGTGATTCTTGACAATAGTCTTGAACCGTTTCATATCTAACATCAAGAAAGGAAAATACTTCCTTGAATGATGTATTATATCAGATGCCACGAATTTGTCAAGCAAATTCTGCTCCCAATACGAAAAAATATTTGCAATGTGTACTAGTATTGCAAATGTTTCCAGTGTTATCTTCTTCTGTAAGTACAGAGTCAATACGACTGGGTGTTGACCATCGGTTACGAAGTTGGATTTCCAGTCATCTTCGAGATGCTTTAAGTCCGACTTGAAAGTGTAACCTAACGAATCAATTCTTTTCTTCCATTCGACGTACAAGATGTCGTCCTCTGCGATATCTCGAATCCATGCATTTGGGTTCTTGACTAAGTTTGCCAGAAGGACGTTCTCGTAATCGTCTTGTTTAGTTAGTTTTGCAAAGTAAAATGCATCAGGGCGACTTTTAAATGTGTCGAATGAGGCTCTTACTTTACCGTTATATTTATGAAAATCATAACTTGGAGATGTGAAATGTTTCTTCATTGCAAGGTACTTTATGTACGCCGCATATGACTGATCATTCACATAACTCGGTAATGTCCTGTTGTTCATCGTTGCGTTTTACCATTCTCAAAACTACAGCTTCTGATCTGATCTTCTCTTTTAGAATAGAGGATTTTTTGATCACATCTGCAACTGATTCAATTTCTAGGTTATGCATCTGGGCATAATCTACTAGTGCATCTATGTAAGGAACCCCATTTGCGACAGCGTCTGCAATTGCGAGGTGTATTTTTTCTGGTGTCAGCGACACCACTGTTTCATTCATTAATCTGAGATCTCCTGAAATAATATGTTATTGATATAATAATCTTTGTCCTCATCGGAGATACCCATGGCACGAATACTATTATGTAACTGATCGTTCTTCTTTTGGTTGATACAGTAGTTGTTAAGGAGAGGTCTTGTTGGCATCCCCATCTCTACTGATTCGTCGTTCATCTTATCTAGATAATAACATATTAATTCGGTGGTGGCAAGCAAAAACTGATCTGTTTCTTCTGCCCTTACGTTACCAACAGCCATCATGTGGTCACTGAAGATTGCTTCTGCCCACTCTGGGAGTTGACGAGGTTTCTTCCAAGTAAATTTATCTGCCTCTTTGTTAAAGTGTTGACACATTACGTGATCTTCTGTACACACTGGTGAGAAGTCAAAGAACGCACCACTGATCTTGTTAGGACCTGCAATGATGTCGCACCCAAGTATAGGCATATCAAAACCATTCTTTGGGAAGATGTTCAGATGTAGTAACCAGAGTTTACGTGAGTCGAGAATGTCAATCGTCTTGAGGTGACACTTCTCTACAACTTCACCAGTCCAGAACCTATCTGACCACCCAGTGAACTCTTGTACGTGTAATGGATTGTGATACGGATCAAGGTACTTGGTGAACAAGTCTGCAATCGTGTCAGAAAACTGTATGAGTTTTTCAGTGTTCTCAGTCATTTTTACTCAATTCTTCGAATGAACGAAATGCGAAATCAAAACAAATTCTTCCTTCATCCGCCATAGAATCATCAAGTAGTGTACGCATACCTTGAATGAGATCGTAACGATCATCAAAGTCGTAGTACTTACCACTGCCTGGAACTTTCTTCTTAATCATCTGACCACCATGTAGATCACCAAAGTGTCTTACATATACGTGCGCAAGAAGCTTGTGATTGTCATGTTTAATAGTATCGATGTAGTTCACGTATTCGACAGTTGTATCCAGTGCATTTTCAATTGCACTCAGGTTTTCTAGTTCCATCAATTCATGCATGTCTTCAAAGATTGCGTTCGCACGAAAGATGGAGTGAAACTTTGGATCAAGATCTACCACACCTTCTAGCGCACCGTAACAAATCATCTGATTGAACAGATACAGTTGATAATCTTTCGGTTCAATATTTCCCGACATAAGTGCTGTTGCGAATGCAGATGTTTCTGCACGTTCATGATGTTCCCAAGTGAGTTTTTTCAAATTACTCATTTACTATCCTCTCCAAAAGTGTACCTTGTTGTGCCGTCTTTTTTCTTTTCTACTTGCAGTTCGATCTGACCAAACAAAAAATATCTAACTCCACGTTCTTCAGGTATCTCTTTCTCTATTATAATTTGGTTTCTCGCAGGCAAATGCGATTTAAATTCTTCTAATGAATGTACACAG